GTTGCAGCAACTTCTATTTGGAAATCGTTTACATAACCGTCAGTTTGAGTCGTTTGTCCCACAATGTTTATTTTGTAGTCTCTACCCAATGCGGTAGTAGAGTTAAATTGACTGTTTACTGACAGCACGTTTACAAAGTCTTGTATAAGTTTACCTGAATAAGGGTCATACACGATTCCGTCTTTTGAGAAAGTAAATCTAGTATCTGCAACTGAACCAAAATAGTATGTTAATGATTTGTATGTAACTATGTATCTATTGCCACCTTGACTGGTGAATTTTACGAAATAATTTGGATCGCCGGCAGTGCTTACTGACCAACGATCTTGATTTATCTGTAGAGCGTTGTTAAACACCAGAGTAAAATCTTGCTGCAACTCCATTTTAAATATACATTCTTGAATGATTGCTGTGGACAGTGCATTACCAAATACCGGGATCACTTCACTGACGGTAACGCCGTCTGGTACATAACCATTAATGCTAACCGGACCAACTCCGTTTGCAAACGTGCCAGCACCGTTATTTGACCCATCGCCTACTACATTTAGTACAGTAGACCAAATATAAGTCGAGTCTGTCGCGCCCGGTATACCTGCAACCAAACGATTATTAATGTCAAAATAATAACCAGTCGGCGCTTGGAATTTACATATAGCGCCAGTAGTAATGTACATGATTCCATTAGTGCTTCCATAAGTACCAATGGATATAGGATTAAGTTGGCTACCGGCTTTGGTATAAAAGTATCCAGTTTCCGATCCAGAATCGACTGAACTTGTATTCCAGTAAACTAAGTTATCACTAGTTGGAGTAGGAGCTACTACTGGATATCTAGTATAATTTTGAATATAATACTGGTTAGCTCTGTTTAGTGATAATACCGAAGATAGTGTGTCACTAAAGAACGCAATAATATCATTCGTACTATTGATCGTTAACGTCAGTACACCGTCCACTGTAGTTTGATATAGTCCACCGTCACTACCAAATGAATTGGTACTTGAATACTTTCCAGTAGGATCGAGTAAATCTAGATTTTTAGATACACCAACAGATGCTCTATTAATAGATTTTGATTTAATTATAGAACTGTAAAGCGTATATGGGAAGTTATTATAATCTTCACCATTAACCATTCTATTTTGTGTATAGTAACGAGTTGGTGCACGTTGCTTAATGTCAGCCAGTGACTCACGAGCCTGTGCAGTAGAAACCGTCTGAGGAAGCGTCAACCCTATAGTCAGTGTTTGTGCCTTCCCTGTACTGTCAATATACGTGAACGAAACCGAAATACCATTCATTTCACTAGGAGAGATTGTGTAGGTCAGCGCATTACCTGCACGAACATATGATCTATACGTTCCTACTGGAATCTTAGAAAATACGCCGTCACCGAAAATGTAGGATACTTGATCGTTGAAGCCGGAGTTCACAGAAAAGATTGTTTTGTTTGATGTAGTCGTTTGTAGATATGCATCAGCATAGATGTTTTCCACTTGAATCCATGGTGTTGTAGTTCCATCAGAATTAATTTGGTACAACCAAGTGTCGGTATTATTGACCCCTTGAATTGCGCCAATTGGAATTATTTGATTTGAAATCTGCTGCTGCAAAGTGAAGTCATAGTTCTGTAGCGTGCCTTGCTTGAAATAGAAGAAAAATCCAGTTGCAGGTGATCCGAAGCCCAGTGTATCATTTCGATATACCATATTGAATTTGCCGGACGGTGCAGGTGGAATCTCATATATGTAATCCTCATTTAACGAAGTGACACTGCATAGTTCAAAATTCATAGTTACACCGTCAATAGTTGACGTGAATGGTACGATCGGTAGAACAGTAGGAGGAATTTGAATAGCGTACTCACTCGTAGTAACTCCTAGCAAGTCTGCAATATTACCTGGCTTACCGATACGTTGTGTTGAAACAAGTGCGGCGTTCCAGATTGTATTCATCTGTTCCAACCAATTCGGATTAGCTGGGTCATTCCATAGTATAGGAATATTACTTAGATTTGTTCCATTAATGTCGGTAATGTTTTGTGTAGTAGAAAGACTTGAGACTTTCAGCCAACCCTGACCTGCAATGTTGCGCTTTGGTGTGTAGCTTACTAGGTTAGCTAGTTTAATAACAGAGTCGCGGCGCTCGGCAGTATCAATGAAGTTTTCACGAGTGTTTAGATCATCACGGAAAGCAAGCCCTTGTCCCATAAACGCGATAACATCGAGTAATGCAATATATTCAGACGATTCAGTATAATCATTGAACGTTTCAGGGTAGTATAGTTGCAAGTAGTCAATGAAACTTTTGCGCAGAGTTTCATAGTCGTAACTGCGAAAGTCCGCTTGTTGGAAGGTTTGATAAATGGTTTTCCAATCATTTAATCCAAATAACGCTGACTGTCTTGAACTTGTTGCCATGTGTACACTCTTTTTGATATAGATATATTTATCATTACCAAAAAGGTGGATTTGTTATTGTATGGCAGCTATACCTGTCTGTGTATTAAAGAATACGTTCAACACCGACGGCTGATTGAACGGCACGACTGCAATTTCAACTTCTACTAGAATACCATTTAATTGCGGGTATACGTTGACATACCCTAAGGAAAGTCTTGGATCCAATGATGCTATACGTCTGATTTCGTTTT